CAGAAGCTGGTACAATATCAGTAAATGCATTCGAACCTTCACAAATCTCTACTGGTCAATCATTTCTTATCTTTAGTGTAGTTCCGGAACAAGACTCGTTTATCAAACCTTTGAGGAATTATATACTGAGATTAGATACAGCTAAGTCCTCGGCAACAGCAACTGTTGATCGTCAAACAACATCACTGGAAGTAACAGTTTAACATGTCATCTGAAACACAAAGAGATTATTTTAGAATTGCACCTAACTTTAAGACAAGTTTAGTAAAGCAAGTTTTACCTGAGCATTTCACTGACAGTTATCCTTCTCTCGTAGCATTCCTCGAAGGATACTACGAGTTCCTCGACTCAGATGATAACTTCGGAGGTGCCATCAATGAACTCCTTACAATACGAGATGTACAGGATGCTACTCTTAAAAATTTAGATTTTATATTTGATGAGGTTGCTCTTGGTATTGCTGGTGGTCAATTCTTATTTCCAAGAGAAGCACTAATTAACTTCGGTAACTTTTTTCGAGTCAAAGGATCTTTATATTCCGCTCAAGGATTTTTCCGTGCTTTCTTTAACGAAGACGTAGAAATTATCTATCCTAAAGAAAGACTAATGACTGTAGGTAAAAGTCAAATCGGTGCTGAAGCTGATAATCTATTGCAAGATGGTAAGATAAACCAGATCTTTTCCGTATTGATAAGATCACCAATTTCTTTTACGACATGGGAATCACTGTATCGTAACTTTGTACACCCGGCCGGTTTCTATCTTGCTGGTGAAACAGTACTCGAAGGAATAGGCTTAGTTCCACTAACAACTGCAGAATCAATATACGATCCATTTGCGAATAAGACGAAGGTATATGGAGCCGCAGAGATGACATACGGCACACCATTCGCAAGTGCTTCTTTACTATTACCCGATGATGGTGATGCAGACAGTGCATCTCAGAGAATGAATCCATATGTCAAGATGTCTCAATACTCAGCATTTTCACTGGACAGTATTGCATCTATGTATAGCAGTATGGATGAATGGGGTGGATACGTTCTTACTTTTGATGAAGCAGATTCTACAGGATCTGCGGTGAGATTTGATCATACATTAAAGACAATGGATCATCGACAATTCCAAACTTATTCTTATGGTTCAACGAGTACTATCTAGAAATCATTATAAATAACACTAATTAGATTGTAGGATATAAAATGGCACAACAAAATATTAATGTAGGAGCTACCGGTAACGACGGAACCGGTGATGATCTACGAACTGCTGGTAATAAGATAAACAATAACTTCTCCGAAGTATATGGAGATATTAGTGTTTTACAAGCTACTGCTGGTATTGGTGGAAGTGGATTGTCATTTGATAGTGGTGGTATTCGTTTTGAAGGATCTACTGCAGATTCACATGAAACATTACTTCTAGCTGCAGATCCTACATCAGATAATACACTACTATTGCCGGACAGTTCAGGTACGATAGCAACAGTATCTCGTATTACACAGATTGTCGATAGTGCTTATGTATCATTTATTACAGGTACAGCATTTGATTCAGCATCAACTATTACATTAATAAGAAATAATTCGGTCGACTCTGCTCACGCATTATTACTCATTGATAGTGCTTATATTCAGTTTAGACAAATTGCATCTACATTTGATTCGAATGAAGTAACAGATATTGTTGATAGTAGTTACGTAAAAGCATTCGCTGATAGTGCACACATAAAAGGATTTATCGATTCAAGTCATGTTCGTTCAGTAGTTAATCTTCTTGATTCTGCTGCCGTATTATCAATTGCAGATTCATCACAGCTCGACTCATCCGATATTATACAGATGATTGACTCATCCTATACTCAAACACGAGTAGACATAGTTAATCTAAGGAACTACACAGTAGCACAAGTTCCAAATACTCCACCGCATGGTACTTTGATATTCTGTACCAATGGAAATTCTGGTGCGGAATGCCTCGCTGTTTATGATAGTGACGGAGATAGCGCCGGAAGTCCAGGATTTTTTAGACGTATTGCACTTGGTGCAAAGATAAGTACATAAGGATTAGAAAATGCCAGCAGTTATTACAGATGCCCTCAAACGACAAATTGCATCAGACTTTTTTGAGCAATTTACGAGTGATTCAAAAAAGTATTACATTGGTGTAGGTAAATCCGAACAGTGGGATTCATCAGACACAGTACCGACACCTGTTAATACACCCACAGAGATCAGTGCTTTTAGAGATGGAATGCAATCCGTGAAGAAAGTAACTGGTACTTCACTTGTTGTTCCACGTAATAACTGGTCTTCAGGTAGAATCTACTCACAATACGATGATCAACAGGGTGGCTATCCTACTAATCCGTATTATATTATGACAGAAAATAATCAAGTTTATATTTGTCTTGAAACAGGACGCAATGTTCTTGGTGTTGCACAGCCATCAACCATTGAGCCTACTGGTTCTAATCTCGATTCATTTAGAACAGCAGATGGTTATGTTTGGAAGTTTCTTTTTACAGTTTCTGCAGAACGCGGCAATGACTTTATGTCTTCTAACTTTATGCCAGTTCAACTTCAAGGCGCTACTGATTCTAACTCTACAGGTATTCAATTAAAACAAAAAGAAATTCAAGATAACGCGATTGCAGGTCAAGTTCTTTCATGTATTATTACTAGTGGTGGTGCTGGTTACAGCGCTAATCCTACAGTAACTATATCGGGTACCGGTACAGGCGCGCTCGTGGATGCGGCGATTGATTCATCAACTGGCCAGCTCGTAAGACTTCGTATGAGAGATTCAAGTACATCACAAGTTTTAGGATCTGGATATACAAGTGCAAATGTAGTAATAAGTGGAGGTGGATCACCTTCATTGAATGCAACTGCTCGAGCAGTTTTAGGTCCTGATTCTGGTATTGGCAGAGATTCAAGAGAAGATCTTAAGTCAACTTCAATTATGTTCCATGCACCTTTGTTAGGAACTGACAGTGATTTTATTACTGATCAAGACTTTAGACAAGTTGGATTGATAAGAGATCCACTTCAGTCTACAGGAGCTGCTTTTACAAACACAACAGGAAATGCTCTCTTTAATATGTCATTGTCTTCAATTGTTACATCTTTCACAAAGGATAAGACAATTCAAGGGCAAACATCTACAGCCAAAGCATTTATAGATAATATCGATTCGAATCGATTGTTTTACCATCAAACAACTGAAACAGGATTTGGTGCATTTATAACAGGTGAAACAGTAGAAGAAGTTAATGGTGCCGGTGAAGGTGTAGTTGATTCAGCTGCAACCTTACCAGAAGTTGATCCTGAAAGTGGTGCTATCCTATTCATCGACAATAGATCACCGGTAGTAAGATCTGCAGCTCAGAACGAAGACATTAAAGTTATTATCCAATTCTAAAGGTATAAAAAATGGCAACCACCCTCAGTAGTACTATATTCCCCGCTAAGTTTAAAGATGACTTTGCCGATAGTGATGGGTATCATCGCATTCTATTCAACGCTGGTAGAACACTGCAAGCTCGTGAACTTACACAGATGCAAACCATTCTACAGAAGCAGATTGAAAGATTAGGTTCACACACATTTAAAGAAGGTGCAGTTGTACGACCAGCTGAACAAACTCTTAATAACGGATATGAATTTGTAAAACTAGATCCTACATCAAACGCGTTGTCAACAGATCCAGCAGATATTAACGGAACAACATTTACTGGCCAAACATCAGGTGTCACAGCTCGAGCAATTGAGGGTGTTCAAGCGACTGGTTCTGATCCGGCCACCGTTTACTTTGCGTATACAAATTCACCATCATCTCAATCTGGAAATACTACTGTACGTTTTACACCGGGTGAAACAATAACAAACGGCTCTGCTGTTCTAAAAGTACAGATTATTAATACAACAGCAAATCCAGCTGTGGGTCGAGGAACTCGTCTTTCGCTAGGATCTGGCATATATTATGTTCAAGGTTACTTTGTCTTTACCGATGCGCAGTCTACTATTGTTTCTAAATATACCGATGCACCTACAGAAACAATTGGATTTATTATTGAAGAAAAAATTATTAATGTAGATGACGATCCTGCACTGTATGATAACCAAGGCGGTACACCAAATGTATCCGCTCCTGGTGCTGATCGCTATCAAATTCAACTTACATTAACAACTGAATCTGCAGCTGATGCTACGAAAAACTTTATACCAATCTTAAATATACAAGATGGTGTTGTCTATAGAAGCACAGATGAAAATAATGAATATAATGTTATTGGCGATGTACTTGCTACACGCATTAGAGAAAATTCTGGTAACTACCTTGTTAAAAGGTTTAGAGTAGACATAGGTGCAGATTCTGACACGGATCATCTATTAGTAAATATAAGTCCAGGAGTTGCAGTTGTTGATGGTTATCGTGCAGCAAGATATACGCCTACTACAATTAGAATAAACAAACCTGCTGAAATTGCGGAGCTAGAAAACGAAGTAGTTGCAGCTGGTTATGGTAACTATGTTTTGGTTGATGCTACTATGGGCACAGCCAATAACAAAGGATTGCCTGATATTAATACCTTCGAAAAGTTTGATTTAAGAAATGCACAAGCCTACGGCGGTGCTACGATTGGAACATGTAGAATAAGAGCTGTCACTCGAGATACAGGCAATTTCGTAAGATATTACTTATTCGATATTGAAATGACAGGCACAAATAGTTTTAGAAATACAGCATCAATTGGCACTTCTGTAAATGACTATATTAATTTACACAGACCACTTGGTAAAGCAATACTATTTGATGTAAAGAAAAATCATGCTCTATTTCCACTACCACACAATAGACCACAATCCTTAGATGATATATCTGTTACAACACAGAGAAGGTTTTCAGTCACAACATCCGGTGCTGGCGCAGCATCACTTTCATTATCAGCCGCCGGTGAAACGTTTGCAAATGTAAATGACTGGTATTTTGCTAAAGCGGATAGTGATATTTTTACAGGAACTGTAGGTAATACCGGTGCCGGTGCTACAGCTGCAAACTTAACTGGGCTACCTGCAAGTTCTACAATAGAAATTCTAGGCTATGTCAATAAATCTAAAGCGACTGTAAGAAATAAAACACTAACTGAAAGTACTATTACTTCTACAGTAGTGAATAACGAGTTGCTCCTTGGCAAACCTGACATATTTGAAATACTTCGTGTAACTGAAAAAGACTCTGATGGCGGAGACCTTTTTAGTAAGTTTAATGTAGATAATGGTCAAAGAGATACTATGTATCGTAATGGTAGACTATTATTAAAAGACGGACTTGCTACTCCTACTAATCAAGTTTTTGTAAGGTTTAAGCACTTTACACATGGCGTGAACGGTGACTTCTTTGCGGCCAATTCTTATATTGGTCAGGTAGATTACAATAAAATTCCAGGACATAGATTGACTTCTACTGGAGAACGGGTAAACTTAAGACGTTTTCTCGATTTTAGATCAGTCATGGAT